CTTGAGGGCGCGTGACTTAGCAGTTACGGTAACCTTCTCGATGCTGAATGCCATCTGGTTGAAAGCATTAGCAGCAGCGTCTCCGAGAGCCTCGGAATCGCCAGTTGCCATACCCTGACCAACATTATATGGAGATGGGTTGGTGGTAGCGGTTCCAACTGGGTTGAGAACATTAGGATTGGTTCCATCCTGGTTGGTTGTACCGAAACCAACGAGGCCATCGGAGAATCCGTTAGCAAGGTTACGGCTGTTGTTCTGACCAGAGAAGGTGGTATCTACTTCGTCGAAGAATGTCTCAGTACCGGACTGAGAATCGTAACGAGAACGCATTGCGAAGATGAGTCCAGTAGGACCACTCATTGGTTGAACGCCACAGATGTCATAAGCAATGAGGTTAGGCATTGCACGACGAATGAGGCTGATTAGAACTGGGTCGAAACCAGCAACTGGACCACCAGCAGTAGCGGAACCAGAGAAACCACCAGTACCAGCAGAGTTGGTTGGGGAAGCTTCGCCAAGGAACTCAGCAGACTCGCGGAGTTCTCTCTCTTGGTTCTCTAGAAGTTGAGCGGTAACAGCTCTTCTGTGGGAATCTTTGATGTCGCCTAGACCGTCGAAGTCTAGAACTGGAGCCCACTTCTCCATTAGCATTTGGGAGTTAATTCCGTCCATTTGTTTTTAATACCTCTGTTAAAAGTGTTGTTGAACTGCGGTTTGAGTATTATCTAAAAATCACTTTTTAGCAACGGTGGAAAGCGCGCGTAGATAAGCGTCCATAGAAGGTGAATGATTCACTTCCTGGAAGTTCGCTTCTTCTGATAGATTTTCCGTTTCGTTTGCTGGAATACCAGCGTTTCTTGGGAAGTATGACTCCCTAAGAGTTACCAGCTTCTGGTAATAGTCATTCTCACTCTCAAACTCAACACTTTCAGCGAGGCTTGCAAACTTATCCTTTTGGGAAAGAGCGAGACCCTCTGAAACTTGGTTCAGAACTCTGTCAGCGGCAGATTCTGCAAGTTTAGCATTTAGAGCAACATTTCTTTGAATTTGCTCGTTGAGTTTTGTCTCCATTTCATCAAGTTTTTCTACCATGCTCTCTAGCACATCATATTTCTCTTCAGGCATTGATACATAATGTTCTTCAAAAAGACCCTTCATACCAGCGATGAAGGACTCGGTGATCTCAGTCTTGAGACCACTTTCAACTGCTAGAGCATTCTCTTCTAACCATTCGGAAGCAACATACTCAAGGTATGAGTCAACTCTTTCGGTTAGTTCTAGTTTGATTTCTTCAATCTCTTCTGCAAGAGCAACAGCATAGTGCTCTTCTAGAGCAGATTGAATTTCTTTTGTCTTAGCGTGAAGAGCAGCTTCAAATACTAGCTTTGCTTTCTCTCTGAATTCTTCGGAGAGTTCTTCTTCGCCAGAGAGGAGAGCATTTACATCCTCGTCAATGATGGAATCTACATCCTCTTCAACAACCTCTTCCTCTTCAGTCTCTTCTACTTCAGAAACTTCTTCACCTTCTTCTGCTACGATTTCTTCGTCTTCTTCAACTTCTTCCTTCATACCACCACCTTGACCAGGGGTAGAAACAGGAGTTGCAGAAGTTGCAGCAGCGTCAGGCGCAGAAGCCTTAGCATTTACAACATCCTTAACTTGCTTAAGGGTTGCACCAGGAGTCTTCAGCATATTGCTGTTATCATCTGGCTTACTATTTTCTGGGGTAGGGCCTCCGAGATCTTCCCAAGCACCAGTTTGACCTGGAGTTGCAACAGGAGTTGCACTTTTTTCTGGGGAAGCCGGTGCAGATGCATTAGCATTTACAGCGGTTTTGGATTGTGAAGTGCCGGTTTCCATTTCTTGTAAATTCTTACCACGGGACATTTGTACTCTCCGATTACCTTAGTATAATCTGTATTTATTTATAATTTAAAGATTTGATAGAAACTCTTGGAACAGATTTAATTTCTGTTCGTCAAGTCTTCTCTGATCAACAAGAGTGTTAATTCTCTTTTGAGTTCTGGAAGCAAGTTGTTCACGAAGAATTCCTCCTTCCCAAACCCACTCCTTTCCTTCCATGATTCCAGAAACAAAAGCATCTGGTGCAGAAGGATCTGCAACAATATCAGCAGCAGTTGCAAGCATGAAATCTTCACCAACTACTTTATGACCTTCACTGGTTGTTTGGAGTGATCCAACACCACGGGAAGAAACACCGAGCATTACACCTTCATCTAGAAGAGAAGATGCAATTTTACCCATAGGAGTATTCAGGATTTGTGCTTTACCTACAAAGTTATTTCCTTCTTGAACAAGAGAAGTAATTTTGTGTGAAACACGATCAAGATTAACGGTTGGACCATCTGGGTGTCCAAGTTCTCCAAGAGCACGACCCTTTGCAACAAAATTTTCGTTGTAACGACCTACTTCACGAGCAAGAGTTGTGATAGGATACATTCTTCCATTACGATTCTTAATTTCTCCTTGAAGGAATACTCCTTCAATGTAAAGCTTTTTACTAGCACCTTTTCCTTCGGTGATAATCTTTACATTCGTTACTTCTTCGGTGATTAGTTTCATTGTTCTTAGTTGGTAAGTCCTACTTTAGATGCTCTCACTGATGCAGAAGATGCAAAGATTACATCAGTTGAAGCCTTTTGAAGAAATTCAACATCACCAGTTGCCATTGTAAATGTATTAGTAGTTGCAGCACCAACAGCAGTTGAAATACTAACTGTAGCTGCAGCTCCAGATCCGTTATACAATCTTACACAAGTTGCTTCACTAATACTGGAAGCAGCACCTGCAGTTGTTGGCATTGCAACTTCTGTTGCAATTATTTTTGTTCTTTGCATTGTTATAATAAAGTTCTATAATAGTTATTTATTATTCTGCGTCTTCTTCAGTAGGTTCTTCTTCAACTTCTGGAACTTCTCCAGATTCAACTTCTGGTTCACCAAACATTGAAGCAGCTACAACTGGTCTAACAATGTCAATATTTTCTGCAGATTTTTGCATTAAAATTTCTTTAATTCGGTCGCTAATATCTGCAGGAGATTGATTAGAAACCATCATGTCAATAAGATCATCCATTTTTTAAAAGTTCAGTGTTTACTTAGATTTATTTATTAGATTCTGCCACCTTTAGGCATCTGAAGTTTTGGAGCCTCTTCAGTTGGGGGCATTTCCACTGCAGATGTATTAGCTTCTGGATTCATAGGAACTTCACCCATTGCTGGTTGTTCTGCCGCTGGTGGTTCTTGTCCAACAGGAAGTCCGGTTGTAGGATCCATTGGAGGGGGAATTATTCCGGCTGCTTGTTCTTCACCTATTTGCATATCTATTTCTACAATCTCAGCATCAGTTTGTTTGAGGATGTTTCTTCTTACATAATCAACTGAGAAATATTTACCAATGTAAGGTTCTGCCGCAACAAGAACATTCAATCTATTTTGAATAAGTTCAGCTTCTTTGAGTTCTGCAAAATGGTTATCATAGACAAAATCAAATTGGATGTGATCCGATAAGATTTTCCAATCTTCTGGAGTTACTACATTCTTTAGGAGAAGTTGAGTTTTTAACATGTCCATAAAGAGATGAGAAAATCTCTTTCTCATTCTTCCTACAAACTTAGTGAATTTAATTTCGTCTCTTAGAATTTCTGAAGATCTACCGAGATTAAATCCACCACTTCCACCTAAACGAGACTCCGGAACTCCTAGTGCTCTAAAAAGTTTCTTTTGGAAATATTCAACATCAGTAAGTTCACCAAGATTTTGACCGCCTGGTAGTGTAGTGATCTCAGTTCCCCTACCACCTTCACGGCGAGGAAGCCAAAAATCTTCCAACATGGACATCATTCTCTTATCATCACGGATTTCCCCCGTGTTTGCATCGTAAACTAATTTGTTACGATAACGAGTCATAACATCACGAAGATATTGTTCTGCTTTGATCTTAGGAAGATTACCTACATCAATATAGAAAATTCTTCTTTCTGGAGCACGAGATAAACGATAAATTACCAGAGAATCCTCAATCATGCGAAGTTGATTGAGTGCTTTAATTGCTTTATGGAGATAGGAAAGAACTACTTGTTTATTTCTATCTACTAAACCAGAATGAACATAAGTTACCGCATCTTTTGAAATTCTTGCAGCACCACCAATTGCATTTTTGAAGTTACTGGTAGATTGACCTGCACCAGTTCCTCTGATGTTTGGATCATACTCATAAAACTCCTCAACCTCTGGAGTTGCCATATTACCATTTGGAGATTTCCCGCCAGTAACTGAAAAGGATGGATTTAATACATGTTTGCCATCTTTTTTGATTTTTCTGACAAGTTTAATTTTCATGGGATCAATATATCTTACTTCTTTGATCCCTTCCTCCGGTTTTTCTAAGTCAATGACTTTATGGTAATAAATTCTACCATCAACATACCAATTTCTTAAAATTTCATGGCATCTTTTATCAAAATCTAAAATTTCTTTGATATACTTAAATTCTTGTCTGATTATTTCTTTAAGTCTGTCCGAAGCTGGTACATTTTGAAGATCAATTTGAACTGGAGAATCATTTTGATCGGAGACAATAGCTTCATTAATAATATCTTCAATAGCGCTATCCACTTCTGGATGAATAGCCATTTCACGGTATCTTTTGATTAAATCGTACTCGGATTTATAGACTCCTTCGATATCAACATATTGTCCATAAAATCCACTCGCAACATAAAAATCCGAAGAATCTTCTTGATTCTCCGGAACAGGAGAGACGATAGATTTTTTAGATCCATCGTCCCCCGCATCTTGGATTTTGAAACCAAATAATTTAGGCATTATTCAAATTTGAACTATATTTCTACTATTTATAGAGGGTTCAAAACTTGGGGATCTGTACCCAATTGAGTATTGCCTTGAGAATCAAGAGCATCCCACCATTGAACTTGAAGATCAACAGTAAACTCTTCGATAGCATCAGTC